ATGCAGAAATTACTGGTCATTTGCGCAAACGAAGCTATCCTGGCTACTATCCTGAGACTCATCAGCAATTCGCAGGAATGGCAGGCTGAAGGAGCCCTAAATAAAGAAGAAGCTTTACTGCTTTTGCAGCACCAGGATTTCAGCGGTGTGATCATAGGAAGCGGATTGAATGGTGCTGAAGAAAAATCTCTGATCCAGTCTATCCGGAAGAAAAACAAGCAAACAATTATCATCCCACATTATGGTGGTGGAAGCGGTTTGCTCTACAATGAAATCAGAGATGCCTTCCGGCAGGTCACCTCGTAGTAGTGTCGGTTTGTGTTCAGTGTGACCTGTTTGGGAGGTATTCTCGAACAAGAGAGGGTAAGCGAAAGCTTGCCCTCGTTTATTTTAGCACCTTCAACAGATCAATTTACCAGACAGGATCTGGCTATTATCCCATTATTATTCGAGCCGGATCACCCCGACCACCAGAGATATGCTTCTGACATGTATGGCCGGTTCCACCTCTATATCCTGGTAATCCTTGTTGTCACTGCGCAGTATCCAGTATTGCGAAGACTTACCTTTGACGATCCGCTTGACCATGATTCCCTGGGTTGTGTCCAGCACATACGTTTTATTCCACTGAACAAAGTCATTCATCGAAACCCTTTTACAGGCCAGCAGATCACCCGCATTATATTTAGGATACATAGAGCTGCCTTTAACCCTGATAAGAAATTCAGCTTTGGCAAATTCAGGAATCACATAGCGCTGTTCAATATCATGTTCTGTTATAACCAGCTCTCCCGCCCCTGTACCAGCGAGCGCATTTGCAGGAATTAAAGGTATTCCTTCTCCCAATTTCGATGACCCCTGAGCAGTTGAACGTACTGTTTCCTGGTCTGCATAAACAGATGATCTTCCCGACAACATCTCTCCTTCACCGGTAATAATCCAATCCAGGTTAAAAATCCCGGCAAATTCCGAATTCTTCAACCGGACAAAGAAATCAAAGCTTGGAGAAGATTTTCCCTTAATAATATCATATATCGCCTGAGAACGATCATACCCCAATGCCTTGGCGAACGCATTGGCATTCAGACCGAGCTGATGAATCATCAGATTGAATCTATCAGAAATTTCTGTATTTTTTTTATCAACTTCTTGCATATTCAGAATATTCTGTATTACTTAGCATCATAATAGCACTTAAATATATAAATAAGCTAACTAATAAGCTTTAAAAGTGCTATAAAAATGACACAAAATCTATTAATAACCAAACAAAACCACTTATAATCTCAATTAAAGAATTAACTCCTTCTCCAGAACAACAATACAGATTAACCTGTATTAAAATCAGAATATTTTGTACTACCCACAACAAATATTTAAAACTTATCCCTTTAACCCTCTAATAAGAATGATAACACAATCCCAAACGAAAAAAAGCAAACAAGTATTTGAAACCTGGACAGGCATCAGTGCCGGCGAGCATCATCGCCTCATATACCAAACAGGATTAAAAAGGCTGAATGTACTGGCTGTACCCGGCAGCAGATATCACCGGCAACTGGAATTCAGCAATCAGTTCTGGACATGGTGGAAAACAGACTGGAATGCTAAAAACATCCTGGCCATGCAACTGTCGGGAATTGATCCCGGCAAAGTACCCGAACCGGAAGAAATTACCTGCACGAAGCGAAGAATACTATTACAAAAGTTCCAAATTGTTCATCAATATATTCCAATCACAACCCCACAAAAAAAGACATTCCATGACCACCGTAGCATCCATACTCTTCTCAGCTGAGCAACAGCTGCAACACCTCTTGCCAGGCTGCAGCCTGAAGCTGAGTATCTCGCGATCAGCCCCCGGAAAACGTAAAACCGCAAAACGCATCACCCGATCTCCTGCAAGAACAAGACTTCCGGAAGAGGAGGCTGTATTCTTCGTAGAACATGCTGCTATCGAGCTGGATATCCCGGTAGAAAAACTTTATGATCCTGACCGCAAGCACCACCTGTGCCAGGCCAGACAATTAATATGGCATGTCCTGAAGAAACAAGCCGGCTTATCTACCGAACAGATCAGCAGGATTTTCAGGAAAAGCTCCTCATCTGTCAACACAGGAATTATCAGCATCTCCCACAAGATCCGGCGGGAACAAGAATGGAGAATCCTGCACGACCGCCTGTCAACATCACTAAAAATTTATTTAAACAGCTTTTAAAACCAGTAAAATGACATCATCTACAAACGTATCGCACCTGTCCAGCAAAGACCTGGAAAAACTATGGAAAGAAACCAAAAGAAGAGAAAGGCTGGAGAAAGAGAAGAAAAAGAAGCAATATGAAGAGCTCCGCGACTCGCTGGTGGCTTATATGGTCACCAATGCCATAGACCTGCACACGCAGCTAAAAGAGTTCAAAAAAGAATGCCACAATAAGTTTGAAGCCTTCCGGCAACACGCCCTGGAATACGGAGAGATCAGATCCGACAGCAAAGGCGGCTATTCTTTACGCACAGCGGATAATAAGATGCTGGCGCGGCTGGAAAGAAATGTCGTCCACGAATATGATGAAAGAGCTGATCTGGCGCTCGGATTACTCAGGGAATTCCTGGAAGAAAAAGTCAAAAAGAAAAGCCTGGCGGCATATCAGACCATCATTACCCTGATCGAAAAGAATAAGTCCGGAGACCTGAAGCCGGAGCTGATGGCCAAACTGGCTAAGATCCGCAACTCCTGGCAGGATGAAAAATGGCACAAAGCGCTCGATTTGCTGGAAGAATCGTATCGCGAGCGGGAAGTATCCTACAATGTGTCCTTTTTCCTGAAAGATGAACTGGGAAAAGATCAGCCGGTCGTACTGACTTTTTCCAGCTTGTAAGCGCTACGATACGCCCACTATTTCCATTAACCTCCACCAGTCAAAGCGTGCTTTTAAGGTTTCACCGGTCAGATACAAGACCGGCCGGAAAGAAAATGCCCCTTATAAAGCCCTCTTTCTTCGCCCCTGTCCCCAAACCCCCACATTATGGAAAATATTACTGCTTCACAGACCCGCATCATCAGCATGCTCCTGAAGGAACGGCTGAAAGAAAAAGCGCACATCAATGCCTTCATAGCCTCCTTTACAGAAGATCCCGAACAAGATTCGATTTCGGACCTCAATACTTACCAGGCAGATGACCTGATCTATTTCCTGAGAAACGGCAAGAATGCCTGTTATGCCAGCTGGGCCCGGTTCAACAACAGAAATCGTCATCACCGGTATATTCTTTCCCTGTGCCGGGGACTGGGCTGGACCCGGTATGATGACAAAAGCCAAAAAACAACTGTTGATCTCAGTCAGTTCGGCGACTGGCTGCATCAGCACGGATACCTGCACAAGCGGCTCAAAGATTACTCTACCAAGGAACTGCCTGTACTCATTTTACAACTGGAACAACTGCTAAAAAATAAACCATGAGAGGAAAACAACTGCTCAACCCTACCGTCCGGATAGAAAGCTCGAAAGAAAAAAGAATAGCTGAGCGTAACCGGTTCATCACCGACCGATATTACTATTACACTAACCTGGTACAACCCGTCACAACCTATGAGCACCGCATTATGCAGATCGCCAAAGAGGTTTACCTGAGTACAGCCACTGTGGTAGGTATCCTGACCAGTAACAGCAACCTGTATAATGAGCTGGTTCAATCCAAACAGACTAAAAAAACACTACAATCCCGTCATCCTCAATATATATGGCCATGATCCAGACCCTATCTCCCATCAAATTCAGATTTTCCGCAATCGAACATGACTATATCTCCTCCATCCTGAACGATATGACCAGGCAAACGGCGTCCCTGATGAGTGTACCGGAGAAAACAGATACTTCTATTGCCCAGGAGCTTTTACCCCGGTTCAGAACCAATGAGTTCTCAGTACGTAAAAAGTCATACACCAAAAGCCTTCGATATCATGAAGCACATATGCTGACACAACAGTTGTTGGCAGAACAGCAGCAAAACGAACCTGATGCTTATCTTGCTTCTATACGGAACAACCTTTTATTCAAAATGACTGCAGAACTATAACCAAACGGTTCAATTCCTCCAACATATCTGCCATAATCAAAGAGCGGCTGCCTTACGGGCAGCCGCTCTTTTTGTTTTGACGATCTGACATATAAGACCATCTAATTCCAGCTTCAAAGAATCTTGAGAGATCGGGCAAAAACAGACAGATAAAAGATATTGCCCGGACCTAAAAGTCTACGGAAATGTCCGCATCCGGCAGCTCCTGTATAGAAGTATAGACCGGCGATGTGCTTCTGTCTTCAAAAGCAGCCGTATACCGCAGCCATCGTACCCTTACGCCATCGTCCCGTTTCTCTGTAGCTGCACTGGAGCGCATCAAAGGGCCGAAATCTGTTGTACCATATCCTTGTAACGCCAGGTGTATATTGTGTTCCAGGTTATACTGGGCCGTAGCCATATCGCTATACTCCTCTTCAGGATCTTCCTCCACTACCTGGCCGAATGCCAGCCTTAGCAGGATAGTGCATTCTCCGATCTGAGCCTTGTCACTCAAAGGGCTGAAAGAAGTATCTTCCATATCGATCAACAGGCACGGCCATGTCAGGCCCGGTAAAAGGTCTTCACTGTCCAGCTGGCCAAAATCCTGGTCTACCAACGAAAGACCTGTTACCTTGTCATTGATCCTGCTCTGTATCGCCAGGAATATCTTTGCAAAAATTGAATTCATTATTAAGGGGTTTGGTTTTACGAAAAATCAGGTTTACAAAATACCGGAACTATCCGGGCTTCCATAAGTAACTCTTAATAATCAGAAAGTTACTATCATCTTTGTTTACACAGCGCCAGCTGCAGGGAGAACGCCCGCATGGTCTGATCCTTCGTTTGAGGTCTTTCATAACATCAAAGTTCGTCCATACAATCGCGACTCAGAGCGATGGTTTTACAACAACAGCAGTTATTGCAGCAGCACACTACAATAAGTGCCCCGGCAATATTTTGCCTCGAAAAAAAGACATTTTTCTCCCCCAACTTTGCATTGTAATCACCCCACATGCCCAACATTCATAACCAGCCCACGACTTGCATGCACCCTGCTATAAAGAACTATATGCAGGAAATAATGCTGCCGCAACGGTCATCTGTTACGATATCCGGAAGGCTCCCGAACGGTATAAGAGGAAAGCCCCATTCAACGCTCTTATAAAGCATTTTCCATCAAGCATAAAAGAACCTCCAAACGCCCCCACTTCAACCCATGTCAGAACTATTCTTCACGCTTCTGCCGTCTGTAGCAACCATGTTAATCGGATGGATCCTAGGACGTCGCCAGCAAGTCGCAGTAACCAAAACCACGGAACTGGATAATGTAGAAAAGGCCATACAGATCTGGCGCTCTTTATCCGCCGACCTGGAAGACAAGCTCAATGCCGCCATTGCACGGAATGAGATCCTCGAACAAGAGCTCGATGCAGCCAAAACGCTATTGACCTCCATTGTCAAAAACTGCCCGAACGGCTGTCCTGAACAGGCTCAAAATGCCAAAAAGCTAAAAAATAATAAAGTGGAACAATTATGAAGCAAACACCGGCAATCCTTCTTTCAAAATCATCAATCAGCCCGGTCAATCTGTAAACCGCCGTAGATCACTGTTCTTCCCCACCCGATTCTTCAACCCCCATTCTCTGACCTGACATATTAGTCCGGGATAAAATAACCCTGCTATGTTTTTAACCAGAATATCCATATTGTCTCTTCTAGTCATTAGCATGGCCGGTTGCCGCAATTCCCGCATGGTTTCAGAAGCGACCCGCACTACACGGGACAGTATCATCTACAAAGAAACGATCCGCATAGATACGCTCAAAATACCGGCCGACGAAGCCACTGCCATAGTATATCCAGACAATATACCGGCTGATTATCACGGGATCATTGCCAGCGAAAGGCAGGGAAGATCAACAGTAACCATCTACAGAGAATCTACAGGCGCCATCAGAGCGGTGGCAGGGTGCGACAGCATGTTGCAATTCCTGTTCAACAAATTGACCAGCCAATATGAGCAATACACAGATTTAAAAGAGCAGTCCAGCATACAGACGATATACAGAACACCTCCGTGGCTCAAATGGATAATAGCCGGAATGGTTATCTCTACAACCCTGCTGCTGACCAACCAGATAAGAAAGATATTCTCATGACCGCTATGGGCTGATCCAACCTAAAACACTAACAAGCAAAGTAAACATTCAATTCTCAACCCTCAAATTCAGTTATGTTACCTAATGTAAAAATCGCCATCGCCAATGGCGGACTGGGCAGAGTCACTCCAACACCCGACAAGGTTTCCGGACTTATCGTGACCAACAAAGCCAGCTCAACAATCCCTCTGGGCACTCCCTTCCTGATCACCTCCTCCAGGCAGGTAGAAACTTTATCGGAAGATCTGACACCTTTTGCCAAAAGAGAATTACTGCATTTTTTCAGTGAAGCAGGAGACGGCTCTGAACTCTACGTAATGCCGGTAGCGGATACAGCATTGCTGGACGATGTAGTGGCAGACAGCGTGTCCACATTACATGCTTACAGCCAGGGAAATATCCGCCTGCTGGGAATCTCTCTTAACCCGGCTGATCCGGATTTTAATGAAACTACAGAACTGCCTGAAAATTTCGTAACCGATGTAAAAGCGCTACAGACCCGGCTCAATGCTCTCCAGCTGGCGATCACACCGAGCAGAGCGATAGTAGGTTTGTATGGATTTGCGGCCGACAAGCTGGCGAATCTGCCTGATCGCGCATCATTTGATACCCCGAATGTCGGAGTCGTTATCTCCTGTGCGGACGAAGAAGAAGAAAGCCTGCCAACTGTAGGTCTGGCGCTCGGAAAACTTGCTGCCATTTCTGTAATGGTCAATATCGGACGCGTAAAAGATGGCCCTGTTTCGATACAGGACGCCTACATCGGCGGCGTTAAAGCAGAACAGTTTGAAGGCCTCGAAACCTTGCACAGCAAAGGCTATATCTTCCTGAGAACGTTCCCGGGCCGTTCCGGATACTACTTCAATGACGATTCTTCCATGGTCGCAGCCAATGACGATTTTTCTTCTATCGCCAGAGGAAGAGTGATCGATAAAGCGCTTACGCTCGTATTCGACACTTATGTTGAAGAGATCAATGATCATATCCAGGTAGATGCAAACGGTATGCTCCCGGTCAGCATCGTTAAAAGCCTGGAAGGAGCCATAGAGAACAGGATCAACAGAGACATGGCCTCTGAGATCAGCTCCGTATCCGCATACATTGATCCGGCTCAGAACGTATTGAGCACCGACAAGCTGGAAATCGCTGTACGGATTGTTCCGCTCGGCTACCTGAAAGAAATAGAGATCTCCCTCGGTTTTGAAAATCCATTCCAGGGATAAGCAACAGATTCATTAAACCCCATTAATTCTTTTAAGCAAAATGACAAGCTTCAACAGTGCAGATGCCTCATGGGCAAACATCAGCGTTGCCGTAGCAGGCAGACCAATCGTAGGGTTGCGCAGCATCCGGTACAAGAAATCACAGGAAAAAGAGCTCCTTTACGGAGCAGGAAACAGGCCGCTCGGGATCCAGCACGGTAACATCACTTACGAAGGAGATATTAAACTCCTGAAATCCGAATATGACGTGCTTAAAGATACTGCCAAAGCACAGGGAATTGACCTGCTCAGCCTGACAGGAGATATCATTATCACCTATACACAGACAGGCTCCAATACTGTCAGAACAGACAAGGTCAAACACTTTGAGTTCAAAGAATTTGAGAAAAGCATGGAACAAAATTCCAAGTTCATGGAGATCACGCTTCCGATCATTTTCTTAGCCCTGGAAGAAAACGTATAAATGGTCACTCCCCGGCAAGCCTACCAGAAGTATGGCGATCCCGCCATAAGAAGCCTTGAAGGGAAATACATGACATTGTGGACTGTCCCCTCCGATATCAGGAGGGGGCATATCCCTTCCAGGATCTATTGCAACAAAGATATGATCGCGCCGCTCAGCCAGGCTTTCAGCAACCTGATCAACCGTAACCATATTGACGAATTAAAAACCTGGGACGGTTGCTTTAATGTCAGGAAACAAAGAGGAAGCATATCCGCTATGAGCCTACACAGCTGGGGGATCGCCATCGATGTAAATGCCGCCACCAACGGCCTGGGTCAAACTCCTACCCTGTCCCCGGGATTTGTAAAATGTTTTACAGATGCCGGCTTCGACTGGGGCGGTAACTGGGCCAGAAAAGACGGAATGCATTTTCAACTTTCAAAAATCTAAATCATGTCAGAAAATAATATCAAGAAAATTGCGGCGGAAACCGCAGAGAAACTTACCAAACAGAAGAAAGAAAAAGTTGTTGCCATCATCGTGGAAGATAAGGTAGCCTACTTCAGGAAACCCCGCAGATCGGAGATCAGCTACGCCATGACCTTGCTGGACAAAGATCCGCTCGGCGCCTACACCGCTATTCTCAACGCCACCTATATAGAAGGAGACAGAGAAATCCTGGACGATGACGATTATTTCGTCAGTGCCGCACCACTGGCCAACCAGTTAATCTCCCAAAGATCTGCTGAAATACTAAAGTAATATCGGAGGGGCGGGGCAGCCTGGAGGATAACCCGATAGGCTACATTACCTCGCTCCTCCAGTACTATATGCACATCGATCCGGACCAGCTTACTGATGAGCAGTTTGCAGAAAAATATGCACAACTCAATGATATCCGTCAGCGTGAAGCCCAAAGCAACCTATTCTAACCACTTATCTATTTTGTATGCCCCCTCTTGATTTACTCCTCTTACTCAAAGCCACTTCAACAGAACTACAAAGATTGCAGACGATAGGGAACCAAACCTTTGGGGCTCTCACGAAAGCTGCGACTACTGCCACACACTCATTTAATGCCATATACGGATCCGTCTACCGGCTGAACATATTAATGGGTAACTCGGAAAAGACACTGCAGAAAATTCAGGCGGCAGGTTCAAAAACATTCTCCTCCATCGAAAAATCTGCAGGAAAGGCCATCAATACCTTTGGCGGTATGCAGCAGTCCATTTCACATGTCAATGACATGATGGACGATATGGAAAGAACCATTCACATTTCTGTAGATCAAAGCCAGCTAAGCCATTTGAATAAAGCATTAGACAGTATAGAATATCAACTTGATGATATTGGCCAACGTGCTGTTAACGGTACAGGAAGCGGCGGTCAGAAAAAGTTATCAGATCTCATTCCCAAGGCAGACTGGGGCAAGGTATTCCAAAATGCACAAACACTGATCGACGGCATTGCTAAAGACGAAATGGCGGAGATATCTCTGAGCACACTCACAGGATCCAGGGAATCAGCAGGAAGTATCATAAAGGAACTGACGCAATATGCCAACACTACTCCTTACGGAAAAGATGAGCTGATCCAGAGTGCCGAGATGCTGAAAGCCTATGGTGTTTCCAATACCAATGTATTGCCCTCCGTACATATGCTCGGCGATGTGGCCAAAGGTGATCCGGGCAGGCTTCAGTCGCTGACGGCAGCATATTCCCAGACCATGGGATCCGGCATCTTATCAAAGGAAAATGCCGACATGATGAAAGAGCAGGGGTTTGATATTCTCGCAGAAATGGTGAAAACAACCGGTCAGAGTCTGCCTAAGCTCAACAATGCACTGGCTAACGGAGCTATTACAGCCAAGGATATGGCGCTGGCATTTCAATCAGCCACTTCTGAAGGAGGAAATTTCCACAATGTAGCGAGCAGCATGGGAGCATCTTTCGGAAGCAGGATGAATGATCTGAGAGATGGCGCATTCGAAGCAGCCAAATCCATCATGTCAGACTTATTACCGGCCATGGAATGGCTGTTGAGCATGGGTGGCAAACTTCTCGAATTTAAGGAAGTAGTCGCCACATTCGGCCTTGCATGGTTAGCCTACAGCGCCGGACAGGGTATAGCATCACTGGCGAGCGATATTTTCAAAGGTAAACTGATATCATTGCGCGGTGCGCTGATTGCTACAGGCGTAGGTGCCATTCTCGTGCTGGTAGGCCTGTTGTGGAATCTGTTCGAAAGGATCAAAAATGTAGACGGCGGACTGGATATGTTAAAAAAAGGATTCACCGCAATGGGAATGGTAGCACGGACGACCATCAGCATCTTAAAAGAAAATGTCTCTTTCGCACTAGAGAGTATGGGTCTGAGGATCAGGATATTCTTTGATACATTAGGAAGTGCGCCCTTAAAGTTGCTGACAACGCTCAATCACTTTTTTCACGGCAGATGGGGAGAAGCCATGGATAGCCTGCGCAGTCTCTTCACAGCAGATCCGAATAGCGAAAACTCAAAAGCTTTAACAGACCTAGAGAAAAAACACAAGAGCACACTAACCAAATTAAAGGGAGAACAGGAATCCTATATTATAGCTGTCAAGGATAATTTCAACGGCTTGCGTCAAGGACTTATGGCTACTCCCGAAGGTAGTGAGCCAGCGTTGGAACCTGGTACTATAAATAACCAGCCAGGATTAGTTACAACCGGTCTGAATGCTTCAGCTGCATCCACTACTTCCGGCGGCCCCCGGTCTGTCATTATCAACATCGGCAAATTCCAGGATGCTATAAACATCTACGCACAAGGGATCGATCATTCGATGCATGAACTGGATAAACGAATCACTGAAACCTTATTGCGGGTGGTCAATTCCGCAGCTATCGTACAATAATGAATCCGAAAAAATATGACGTACAAAAGTGGATTGAACAGATCTATGGCTTTAAGGTACAACCTTTCGAGATCAGTAAAAACACCGCTTCACAGGAAATAACCAGCCGGTCCTGCGCCCCGCTTGTTCTCAACCCCGGCACCGATTCCGCTTACTATCTGCCGGTTTACCTGAACGACAAGCTGATCGAACATTGCATTCTATCCATTACTTCCAAGAAGACCATTGTTGAAACACCGCTTGTCAACAGGACAGGAACTGTCAAAGAGCTGATCAGCATTGAAGATTATTCCATACAACTGGACGGATTTTTCATTGGCAGCAACGGACAGTTTCCGGACCGGGAGATCGACGAACTGGTGCAATTATACAAGAAGAATGAGGCGATCCAGCTGAAATGCGCACTGACTGATTACTTCATACTGGAGAGCGATAAAGTCGTGATTAAAAGCCTGGAATTTCCTCAACAGAAGGCAGTGATCAATGTTCGCCACTTCAAAATGAGCCTGGTATCCGATTCCATATTCGAACTTGAAATATAATGTTTGCACTTCATTGTAAAATCATCATCGGCCCCTATACCTTTTCGGCCGTACAGGACGTCTCGGTCAAAAGATCTATCAGGAACTTTACGGAAACAGCAGTCATCAGGCTACCTGCCTCTGCCAGGCTGAAGACCAGCCACGAAACCAATACCGTACAGACCGCCAGCAATATAAAGACAAAAATGCCTGTTTCTATCCAGCTGGGTTACAACAACAAACTTCAGGAGGAATTTAAAGGCTTTGTCAGCAAAGTCAACCTGTCTACTCCCTGTGAAATCGAATGCGAAGGGTTCTTCCAGCCGCTCAAATACACTACATATGATGAATCTTTTAAGAGCATCTCTCTAAAAAATTTGCTGGAGTATCTCATAGCTCCTGTCAAAGATTCGGGCATACAGCTTTCCTCAACTATTCCTGACGTCCATCTCGGTAGCTTCTATTGCGACAAACGGAGTGGCACAGAGATCCTGGAGAGCCTGAAGAAAGACTATCACATCATAGCAGTTTATTTCAGAGGAGACACCCTGTTTGCAGGTCTGCAGTATACTGATGTATTCAACGAGGTAAAGTATTCCCTGGGATGGAATGTGCTCAAAAGTGATGAGCTCAAGTTCAGAAGCACGGATGAACATTCCATCAGGCTGATCATGCGCACCCGTAAACCCGACGGCACCATTCTATCCGCGACAGCAGGTGAAGGCAAAGAAACCGAGATCTCACAGGAAGAGCTTTATGATCATGTGAAGGGTAATAGCGATCAACAAACGCTGGAAAACCTCCGGAAAAAAGGTGAAGCCAAACTGAAAGAACTGACTTTCAACGGATACGAGGGTAAAATAACCGCTTTCCTTCAACCCTTTGCTTTGCCCGGAGATGCCTGCGATCTCCTCGACGAGAAATTTCCGGAGCGAAACGGAAAATATATTATTAACAGCACAGATGTCACTTTTGGCAGGAACGGCGCCAGAAGAGTACTGGAAATAGGTGCAAGAGTAAACTGAGATCATGAGCAAGATAGAAGAACAGGCCCGCGAGGCCATCCGTAAGCTGAGTGCAGCGCCTGAGGTCATCTTTACAGGCAAGGTCATAGAACTGGACCAGGAGAAGGCCACTATTGATGTCGATCTGCTGGATGGACGGAAACGGTTCGGGATCTCTCTCAGATCCATCCAGACGGATAGTCCCGACGGAGTTACCTTATGGCCGGCAATGGGCAGCATGGTTGTACTGGCAAGGATCGGAAATACCAGCAGCTACACCCTGCTCAACGCAGATAAGCTGGATAAGATCACCTGGAAGATCGGAGATATGAGCCTGGAAGTTACTGAACAGGGTTTTGTATTCAACAATGGCACATTGGGAGAGACAGTGGATATTAGTAAACTGGTTACCCAACTGAAACGGCTGGAAGACACTGTTTCGACACATCAGCATGCATATGCATCGCCGACCGGAGCTGCGGTAACAACTTCAGATCCTTCCGCATCTCAAATGATTACACCATCTACCAGCAAAGAAGATATTGCTAACGAAAAGATCAAACAATGAAAGCAGGAGATATTATACTCAATCCATCCGGCGGGCTGGAAACCCGGAACGGAGACCTGGTCATCGATGACGCCACAGGCCAGCATCAGACTATCCTGATCATGGCAGAAAAAGGTACAATCCGTCAACATGGTGATGCCGGAGCCGGTGCTTTCGGTTACCTGCTGGACAACAACCCGCTCTCTTTTCTCAGGGAAATCAGCAAAGAATGCTCCAGGGACGGTCAGCAGGTTAATTCCATCACGGTTAACGATTCCGGAGAAATAGAAATAGATGCCAGCTATGAATAAAACGACTGTAAAACAAGGACAATGTCTTGCCGACATCTGCATGATGGCATACGGCCAGCTGGACGACCTGATGTCTCTGGCAATCGCCAACAATATCAGCATCACAGAACACCTGAGCACAGGGCAAGAAATATTACTTCCTGATTATGACAGGAAAGAAGCGGTATTAAGAACCTTCAGAGATTACAAAACACTGGTAGCAGTAGACCGGACAGAACCGCAGAGAGATGGTCAGTATGTAGCTGAAGGTTATTGGGAAACAGAATACACCAACTGATATGGCCTTAAACTTAAAAAAACGAACCGTTATCGGACGGGAGCTGGAATGGGCGGAAGTCGACCAGAACTGGGCGGACATTGAAACAGAAGTCGCTCAGAAAGCTTCCGCCACTCACACGCACAGTATCTCACAGATCAGCGGATTGAACGATGCACTGTCTACCAAGATGAATACCAGTGCCAGAGGGATCGCCAACGGCGTAGCCTCACTGGGTGCTGACGGAAAGGTTCCGTTGAGCCAGTTACCCGAAATAGCAACCAGCAGCAGCGGTATGTTCTTCCCCCACGACACCCTGACCCAGAATGATGTAGGTAAACTGGTGATCTGGAAAAATGGCAAATGTCAGTTGCCTGTTTTTGAATCCGAAATAATCGGTCAGGGAAGTAAATACATCCTTTCCTTTGACAAAGATGAATTTGAAACCAGAAAGCCCGCAAAAGCCAACCTAGAAATCAATTTCCTGGATCAGCCTGCGGGCGGCCTCAGTTCGATAGGCATATCTTTTGGATACGCATACTACTATGCCCTTTTTGCTGTCTCAACGCCCGCAGTAGATCATGAAGTAGAGATCGGAGCGACAATAACAGACACAGTAGACAACCTGTACGACCATTTAGTCGACTGGCTGACTGATAACAATGTGCCATTTACAGAAGATACAGAAGTATCCTCTTCCATCAATTACACCATTATCAGGAGCTCAGCAACTTCCATCCGTATAGGCGCTGCAGTCCTGGAAGCTCCAAGATATGATAGTTTATTCGGAGGAAACATCACCAATGATGTTAATATCCAGGTCAACAGAGCTGACAATATAGGAGATGATCTCTGGCGTTGCGGTGTTCTTTCCTATCTTATACCTTTTTACATAAGATGGCAGGAAGAGAATAGTAACAACTGGCACTATTTGGATAGTAATTCGTGCTTTAGCGTTGCCGTACAGCGAACAGAGCATACATTTCTCGGCGCACTGGATTACTGGGGAACTGTTTCCGAGGGAAGACTACCGGCCAGTTTCTCAGAATTCCGTAGTGGCCTGATAACAACCCTAACAATACTTGGGAATGAGATCTTTAGAAATGTCACCGCTCACGATGATAATGCTATCCTGATTGAACTGAAGTCTGGCGTACATCAGCTGGAACTGGACAACTTAAGATCAGAAATTGGCATAACCTTTAGCGGAATAGTCAACAACTGGTATTTCCCCCTGGCTCCTGTTGTCTCTTTCTCTGAAGAAGAGATTCCGTCGATTCCCCCTCATTGTAAATCTCCTGTCCTGGGGCTCGTAAAAAATGTTGTGGGTGCCGAAGCAGAAATACACACAGAACCCATCTGTCAGTTCACATATTCAGGAGAAGAGGTAATTTCCTGGCAAGACACGATTGACATAAGAAGGATCTTTGTTTTAGACCCGGCCGCACCGGGATACCTTGCACCCATTATCTTATTTGATATGCCCAATATGGAAGCAGTACTTCGCGTAGTGAGTCCCGGGTATGTTTATGCGATGGACACGACCATTTCAGGTTTGTTTTATGGTTCTTTCACCCTGGACCTGTTTATTTTGCAGGTACTATTTATGTCCTCTCAAGAGGAAGAATAATTCCGGCATTGCAGAACACCTGAGGTTAAATTCCTAACCTCCCGTTTTAACAGACAAGATTTCTTATTACAACCTTCCGGAATTACTAATACCGGCCGGCAGAATAACACACATTGAATAACAGAATACCCCAACCAAAATATGGCTTTAAACTTAAGAAAACGAACCGTTATCGGACGGGAGCTGGAATGGGCGGAAGTCGACCAGAACTGGGCAGATATTGAGACAGAAGTTGCTCAGAAAGCTTCCGCCACTCACACGCACAGTATCTCACAGATCAGCGGATTAAACGATGCATTGTCTACCAAGATGAATGCCAGCGCAAGAGGAATCGCCAACGGCGTAGCCTCACTGGGTGCTGATGGAAAAGTTCCGTTGAGCCAGTTGCCGGAGATAGCGACCGGCAGCAGCGGTATGTTCTTCCCTCACGACACCCTGACCCAAAATGATGTAGGTAAACTGGTCATTAGAAAGGATGGAAAAGTGCAGCTACCGGTCTTTGAAGAAGCAACCGAAGGAAGCCCCGAGCAGTTTAGTATCACCTGCAACATTACTAATTTCCAAACCTTCAAGGCTCCATCCCTGGAAATCATCCTGGACAGTTTACCAGTTGACGGAGATTACATTAACCTGCCGGTTGCTCACGGGAATAAATCCTATGTTGACTACGCCAACCTAACTTTCAGGGATAATCCGATGTCCTCCACAGATATCGCGATTGGGGTCGATGTAGAAGAAACCGTTATCAACCTTTATAATGTTATCAACCCGCTCCAGGCAGGTTCCCCTACATTCTCTACTATCATTGCTGCCACTGACAAGCTGGTACTCACCGCCAACTCGATTGGTAACTATGATGAGTTCAATTTTATCGAGAATTACTTTCATAATATATACACTAACTCATCTGTCATCCACCTCGATACAGAAGATACCAATGCCTCATTACGCTTAGGCGATCTGCTCAAACCTTTCTTGCTGCTCTGGGGCTTTTATCAGATAGATCACGGAATGATCAACAATGATAATAAACTGGACCGGTTCAAATGGTTCTTCAGCTCTCCTGAATTCAGTGGCTTAACCATCTTAAATGATAATGATGTAACCACAATGCGCTATCCATTAACACTGGAGGAAATGCTGACGGGTTTATGTGAACGCCTGGAAACGCTAACCAACCGGGATATTGTGGAAGCTTCGTATATAGGAAATACTGTTCACTTAGAAGTAGCGAACGGAGACTTCATCAATCTCCAGTTATGGGGACAGGATTACATACTATTCAATAATAGCTTTAATCCTCCCCATTCAAACGGAGGATACCAACCGGCTATCCCACGGCACTGTAAACATCCTGTTGCAGGTGTGGTTAAATCAGTCACCGGCTCACTATGTGAGATCCACACAGAACCTATATGCCAGTTCAGGTATTCAGGAACGGAACCGGTCTCCTGGGAAGACACACTTGACCTGGTCCGGATCTTTGTCTTAGATCCTGATGTACCCGGATACCTCGTTCCCATTACAACATTTGAATTATCCTCTCTTGAGGCAGCGCTCCGACTGGTGGGTCCCGGATATGTTTCAGCACTTGATACGACCATTTCAGATCTGTTTTATGGTTCTTTCAGCTTAGATCTGTTCATCCTACAGATATTATTGGGTGGCTAAACATAGGGAAACATCTACATCTCAGTTGTGAAAGGAATAAGAACCGTTTTTACGGGACATGTTTGCTCTCCTGTATTGACCACAACCGGGGAGACTAATTAAAATTTAAATACTTATATCAATGGCTAGATCAGTTAACGAAATTTATGACGCCATCGTAGCAGAGAAAGAGCTGCGAATCGAGCTGAACGGATTTTCTTCCACCTCTAAAACAGCCGTCTGGAGACTCTGGGCATATATCACTGCCCTGGCGATCAGAATACATGAAGTCCTCTGGGACCAGTTCAAAGCGGAAGTAGAAGATATCGCCTCCAAGGCCATACCCGGCTCACTCCAGTGGTACGCTGACCGGGCCACAGAATACCAGCATGGACACAGCCTTATTTTTAACCCGGACACTTATCGATATTACTATCTGGATACCGGATCAGACAATGCGATAGCATCCAGGATCATTACACGGGTGAGTGTGACAGAAGAAAGTTCAGCCATATTTTCCGGGGTTCGCATCAAGGTAGCGAAAAGTGAGCCGCCGGAAGAGCTGGCACCGGAAGAGCTGGACCCCTTCACCTATTACATGCAGCGGCTGCGCTTTGCGGGAGTCTCCCTGGAAGTGATCAACCGGCCGCCTGACCAGGTAAAAGTTGAATTGTCCGTTTTCTATGACGGTACCATTCCCCTGGCAGAGATCAAAGACCGGGTTGAAACCGCCTTAGCCAACTTTTTAGCTTCTATTCCTTTTGATGCCAGGTTATACAAAAGTAAACTGATAGATGCACTGCAAGCCACACCGGGAGTCAACGATGCAGAAGTACTGGGGTTATATGCCCGCCAGGACGGCTCCGCTACCTGGCTAAGTGTTCCCAGGGTATACAGTTCAGTATCGGGATATTATGTTCTAATGCCTGCTGAAGAAACACCTACCCCTGATTCTACTATTATTAACTATTACCCTGAATAA